GTATAACATATAATATGGCTCAACAAAACATAAAACAAATTATAAAGCAGGAGTACATTAAATGTGCTAAGGATCCTGTATACTTTATGAAAAAATATTGTATGATTCAACATCCTACAAGAGGTCGTATTAAATTTAACTTGTATCCTTTTCAAGAAGGAGTATTAAAATTATTAAATAAACACGAAAGAAATATTATTTTAAAATCTCGTCAGTTAGGTATTTCAACCCTATCCGCAGGTATGGCTTTATGGCAAATGTTATTTCAAAAAGACACAAGTATATTAGTTGTTGCAACAAAACAAGACACAGCTAAAAATCTAGTAACAAAGGTAAAATTTATGTATGAAAATTTACCTTCTTGGTTAAAATTAGGTTTTGAAGAAAATAATAAATTAGCATTAAGACTTAAAAATGGTTCTCAAGTAAAAGCAGTTTCAGCAGCAAGTGATGCTGGTAGATCAGAAGCCATTTCTTTATTGATTATTGATGAGGCAGCTTTTATTGAACAAAATAGAATAGAAGATATTTGGGGATCATCACAACAAACATTATCAACAGGGGGTAAAGCAATAATTTTGTCTACACCAAATGGTACTGGTAATTTTTTCCATAAGATGTGGACTAAAGCAGAAGATGGAACTAATGGATTTACTCCTATTAGACTACCTTGGACAGTACATCCAGAAAGAGATGAAGCATGGAGAAATCAACAAGAAGATGAATTAGGTCCTAGAATGGCCTCACAAGAATGTGATTGTGATTTTACAACTTCAGGTAATACTGTATTTGTTCCTGAATTATTAAATTATTATGATACTTTAACAATGGATCCATCAGAAAGAAGGGGAATAGATGGTAGTTTTTATGTTTGGGAATATCCAGATTATAGTAGAAAATACTTAGTAGTAGCCGATGTAGCTAGGGGAGATAGTAAAGATTATTCTGCTTTTCATATTATAGACATTGAAGAATGTAAACAAATTGGTGAATTTAAAAGCCAAATAGGCACAAAAGAATTTGGACATATGTTAGTTGCTATTGCAACTGAATATAATAACGCATTACTTGTAATTGAAAATGCTAATATAGGATGGAATACAATTCAAGTAGTAATTGATAAAGGATATAAAAATTTATATTATTCACCAAAAGGAGAAGCAGCAACAAATGCAGATGCATTTTTAGCTAAAGGATATGACATAACAGACACAACAAAAATGGTTCCTGGTTTTACAATGAGTATGAAATCAAGACCTTTAGTAATAGGAAAATTAGATGCATATTTAAGAGATAAATCAATTATAATTCAAGGTAAAAGAACATTAGAAGAAATGCGTACTTTTATTTGGAAAAATGGAAGAGCAGAAGCACAAGTAGGATACAATGATGATTTAGTAATGTCTTTAGCAACAGCATGTTATGTAAGAGACACAGCACTTAAATTTGCACAACAAGGATTAGATATAACAAACGCAGCATTAAGTAATTGGAAAAAAAGTGCTCCTGCTATTTATAGTAGTAATGGAGTAAGTAAAAAAGACGCAGGATGGACACAAGATTTAGGCGAACATGGAAATCAAGATTTAACTTGGCTTCTTTAATATGTATTAAAAACAATAAAAATGGCAGACACTAGTTTATTTTCAAGACTACAAAGATTATTTTCAAGCGATGTAATCATTAGAAATGTAGGAGGAAAACAATTAAAAGTAATGGATACAGGTAGGATCCAAAAGTATGGAAATCTAGCTACAAATTCATTATATGATAGATTTACACGTTTACACAAACCTGTAGGATCCTCATTACAATATAATCCAACACTGAATTATCAATCAATGAGACTACAGCTTTATAGTGATTATGAAGCTATGGATCATGATCCCATTATTGCAGCTGCATTAGATATAATTTCGGATGAAACAACTTCAAGAAATGAATATGGAGATGTTTTAAATATTAATTCTTCAAATGAAAATGTAAGAAAAGTATTAAATAATTTATTTTATGATGTTTTAAATGTAGAATTTAATTTATCTACATGGATTAGAAATATGTGTAAATATGGAGATTTTTATTTAAAAATGGAAGTCTCAGAAAAGTTTGGTGTTTATAATGTTATACCTTTATCTGTTTATGAAGTAGTAAGAGAAGAAGGAACAGATCCTGAAAATCCATCTTACACTCGTTTTACTCTTGATCCTAATGGTTTAGCAAGTGGTGCTACTAATACTATTAGAAGAGACCAAATGTCATTAGAAAATTATGAAGTTGCTCATTTTAGACTACTTACAGATTCTAATTATCTTCCTTATGGTAGATCATTTTTAGAACCATCTAGAAAAGTATTTAAACAATTAATGTTAATGGAGGATGCTATGTTAATTCATAGAATTATGAGAGCACCAGAAAAAAGAATATTCTATGTTAATATTGGTAATACTGATGCAGATAAAGTAGAACAATTTATGGCTGACACAGCTAATAAAATGAAAAAAACACCTTATATAGATCAACAAACAGGAGATTATAATCTTAAGTTTAATATTCAAAATATGACTGAAGATTTCTTTATTCCTGTTAGAAGTGCAGACACAACAACACGTATTGATACTACAAAAGGTTTAGATTATGATGGTACTACAGACATTGAATATTTAAAAGCAAAAATGATGGCAGCTCTTAAAATTCCAAAACCATTTTTAGGTTATGAGGAGGGAGTAGAAGGAAAATCAACATTAGCAGGTATGGACATTCGTTTTGCTCGTACAGTTGAAAAAATTCAAAGAATTGTAGAATCAGAATTAACCAAAATTGCATTAGTACATTTATATTCTCAAGGATTTAGTGATGATGATTTAGTAGATTTTAAATTAGAATTAACTACACCGTCAATTATTTATGAACAAGAAAAAGTTGAATTATTTACATCTAAAACAGCAGTTGCTCAACAAATGTTAGATGGAAAAATATTTAGTAAAGAATGGGTTTATGAAAATATATATGGTTTATCTCCTGATCAATATGATCAACAAAAAGAAACAATGATGGATGATGCTATGGATAAATTTAGAATATCACAAATTGAAAATGAAGGAAATGACCCAGCAGAATCAGGTATATCTTATGGTACTCCTCATGACCTAGCTTCATTATATGGTAATAAAAGAGACAAAGCAGTAGGACCAGCTCAAGTCCCAACGGGATATGATGAAAAGGAACCAGGACGCCCAGTAGAAAAACCTCAAAATTATGGTTCAGACAAAGGAAATTTTAGTAGAGATCCATTAGGAAAAGCAGGATTATCTTTAGATAGACCAGAAAAACAATCAGATAGTAATAAAGTTTCTACTTTTGAAATTGCAAATTTAAAAAAATCACTTCAAAATGTTGTTAATAAAAAACAAATATTAAAAGAAGAAGATGAAAATGGAATGTTAAGTGAAAAAAATATTAAGCCTTAAAAGTAGGTTTATATTTATATACGATAAATTCGAATTTATAAAACATGAAAGTAAAACATTCTAAGTATAAAAATACTGGAATTTTATTTGAACTTTTAACTAGACAGTTAACTTCAGATACTATTTCAGGAAATAACCCAAAGGCTTTAGACTTCTTAAAAAAACATTTTAATTCTAAAACAGAATTATTAAAAGAATATAAAATATATCATACTTTAGCTACAAAAAAATATAAAAAAGATAGTCAAGCTACAATGTTAATTGAGGAATTAGTTAAAGCTCATAAAAAATTAAATAAAAGTCAATTAAGAAGAGAAAAATTTAATTTAATTAAAGAAATAAAACAAACATATAATGTAAATGATTTTTTTAAATCAAAAATAACAAATTATAAAATAATGGCTTCTATTTTCAATTTATTAGAAAATAAAAAAGCTTCATCTTTATCTATTGTTAATTCTAAAATAACTCTTTTAGAATATATCACAGAAAAACCATCAAAAATAAAAAAGAATGTTGTTTTAGAAACATTTAATAAACAAGATAAAGATACAAGATTACTTACATACAAAGTTTTACTTGAAAAATTTAATGATAAGTATAGTGGTTTAGAAGAAAATCAACAAACATTATTAAAAGAATATGTTAATAATGTTACTAATAGTCCTGCTCTTAAGTCTTATATTAACCAAGAAATTAAATCAGTTAAACAATCTCTTGCAAGATATTCTAAAAAAGTTGAAGACAAAGCAGTATCAATAAAATTAATTGAAACAAAAGGAATGATTAAACCATTGTGTAAAAAAACATCTGTAAATGATGATAATGTTATTAATTTACTTAATTATTATGAATTAATAAACGAGTTAAAAACAATACATGGTTAGTCTTGTTGATATATATAATATAAAAGAGCCTGAATTTAAAAGAATTATTGAATTAAAATCAGATAGAGATCCTTCTAGAGGAAATAAAGCTAAAGATAGAGAAAAAGATTTTTATTTTATTGATGAACCCGCAGATCCAGAAACAGGAAGAGTAACATCTAAAGTAGTTAAAAAACCTTCTCTTTCTAATATGGTTAAAGATTTAGAAGCAGAAATTCAAGATTTTGAAATATTAGTAGAAGACAAACCTGAAGATATAGTATTATATAATATAGCAGAAGAATTAAAGGAAATATATAATAATTTTAGGACACATATAAGAAAAAAATATCCTGAAGAGTATAAAAAAGTACAAGAAGCAAGTATGACAGGAGGTGGAGCTTCATTTAACGCAGGAAATAATATGGGTCATTTTGGAAGAAAGAAAAAAAGAAAATAATATGCTATTACAAGAATATAGACCATTTAAAGTAGATAAATTATTAGTAGAACGCTCTATTAAAGAAAATAAATCATTAATAGTATCAGGTGTTTTACAACGTGCTGAAGCTAAAAACCAAAATGGTAGAGTTTATCCAAGGGGAATTTTAGAAAGAGAAGTTAAACAATATATGGAAGGTCCTGTAAAGGAAAACCGTGCAATGGGTGAATTAGATCACCCAGAATCTTCAGTAATTAATTTACAAAATGTTTCTCATACAATTAAAAAATGTTGGTGGGATGGTGATGATGTAATGGGTAATGTAGAAATATTATCTACACCAGCTGGAAATATATTAAAAGCATTATTTGCCTCAGGCATTACAGTTGGTATTAGTTCTAGAGGAATGGGTTCAGTAGAAGAAAATTTATCTGAAGGTACTGTAGAAGTACAAGATGATTTTGAATTATTATGTTGGGATTTTGTTTCAACACCTTCAACACACGGTGCATTTATGAAACCATCAAGAGGAATAAATGAAGGTAAAATAAAATTACCAGAATACAAATATACAAACGTAAATAACATAATCCGCGACATTATCTGTGACAATACAGGTACTTGTGCATGTTAGTCGTGAACAATTAACTGTTCATTTCCTAAAAACTTCCACGAAAAGACGTGGGTTCTCCAAAATTTAGTTATATGTATGCGTAACAATAAAGGTTACAAAATAATTAACTCCTATGAGAGATTAAACAACATAAAGTACTAAATGTACTTCACAGCACAAGAGTAGTAGTCAGCTACTCCTGTTTTTCAATTAAAATAAATATTAACTAA